TTACTGCTAATGATACAACTACAGGAATTTTAAGCGGAGGAGCCCGTGCACAAAATGGAACTACTTTAGCGGAACATACAGCCGGTGCCACGATAACGAATATCTCAGACTACGTTGGCTGGGGCGAAGCGTCATCAGCCGACTATACTATTGATCCGGGTTTATGGGTCTTGGACAACTATGGAACCAAACTCGTTGCCTTGATCTATAATGCTCAATGCTTTGAATGGGATGCAGGAGCAGCTAACCCTACAGAAAATCGAGCAACGATTATTAGCGGAGCCCCTACGGCTTCGAGACATATGATCGTCTCTCCCGTTGATCGTCACTTAATTTTCTTGGGAACAGAAACAACGATTGGTACTTCTTCATCGCAAGATGATATGTTTATTCGGTGGTCGGATCAGGAAAGTACCAGCGACTATACGCCTTCAGCAACCAATACTGCGGGCACGCAAAGACTGGCCCAAGGTTCTAGAATCATGGGAGCGGTTCGAGGTCGGGACACCATGTATATTTGGACCGATACGGCCATCTTTCTAATGCGTTTTGTTGGTCAGCCTTTTACCTTTTCTTTTGAACACGCGGGAACGAACTGTGGACTCATTGGAAAGAACGCCTGCATGGAAGTGGATGGAACCGCTTTCTGGATGTCTGAAAATGGTTTCTTTAGCTATTCAGGTCAACTTCAATCAATGCCATGTTTAGTTGAAGATCATGTGTTTGAGGGTTTAAATTTCACCCCTCGAGATTTAATTAACGCCGGACTCAATAATCTTTTTGGAGAAGTCAGCTGGTATTATTGTAGTTCAGGTTCGAATGTTATTGATCGAGTCGTGACTTATAATTATTTAGAGTCCGTGATGCTTAAAAAACCGATCTGGTATACTGGAACGTTGGCACGAACGTCCTGGGCAGACTCTTCTGTCTTTGAAAAACCTCATGCCTGTTATTATACGACAGCGGATAATGCCTCCTATGATGTGGTAGGCAATACGGACGGCACTACCATTTATTATGAACAGGAAACAGGGACCGATCAAGTGAATGCCGGGGGATCGATCACTGCAATCACCGCCAGTGTTCTTTCAGGAGACTTTGATATTACACAAAAACGAGCGGCACAGGGACAACTTTTAGGAGCACCGGACATACGGGGAGACGGTGAATACATTATGAAGATCAGAAGATTCCTACCCGATTTTATTTCACAGACTGGCGACACTAAGATTACTTTATTTTTAAGAGACTATCCAAATAGTAGCTCTGCCAGTTCTCCGCTTGGACCCTTTACAATCACCAGTTCCACTGATAAAGTTGACACGCGCGCACGGGCGAGAGCCATTGCGCTTCAAATAGAAAACACGGGTTCCAAAGACGGGTCTTATGAGGCTCAGAACTGGAAGCTTGGAACATTTAGACTGGACATACAACCGGATGGAAGAAGATAATGGCCACAGATAAAAAAATTAGTTACATAAATCAAGATGGATATAAAAATTATATTAAAAATTCTGATTCAATAACTATCCCAAAAAAATTTAAAGCAAGAAAAAAAGCTACTTCTACTCATTTAGCCTACATTACAAAAGCTGAAGCAGCTCAATTAAAAAAACAAAATAAAGGCACACCTCATAAAGGACCTAAGGGCATTCCTAGTTATGATGACTATGATGCTTCAACTGGAAGTTATAGTACTGGCGCAGAAATGAGTGCTGCTGAAACAGGTGGTTCAGGCCATGGGATGTCGGAAAGTAGAGCAAGAGATATTCGTTTAGGAGCTGTAGGCGCAGGAGCACAGGGAACCAAAGACGAAATGAAAGAAGCGAGAGACATTTACGGTCGCTCATATAGAGGACGAGATAGAAGAACAGGTATTGGTGGATTATTAGGAGGTATAGGTCGAGGTCTACTTGGATTCTTTGGAGGAATTCCAGGAAAATTTATGAGTGGGATTCTTAGCGCTAGAAATTTGGCTAAAAGAACAGGAGCAAGGATTGGAGAATTTGCAGAAACTGATGAAGAGGGAAATCCAAAGTACCCAACTTGGGACAGATATATAAATAGAAATACAGATAAATATAAAGACAAACCCTACCGAGGCCAGGGACTAGGATATGATTTTAGTGACACAGGACAAGGAAATAATTTAGGCCTTTTCACTAACACGTTAAATCAGCCTTATGTAGACGAAGGAAGAATAGGAGAGTATTGGCGTCAACCACAAAATAATAATCTGGGAGTAAACAATCAGGTCATTGAAGAAGAACAAAATTTATATCCAACTGCTGGACTTGGAGCAGCCGAAGGCGGAAGGATTGGGTATGACAATGGTGGAGAAGTAGACAGTGTTAAGCACGCAATAATGCTTAAACAGATAGATAAATTAGAAAAAATGATTGCCTCAGGACTAGATGAAGACGGTTCATTACAAGAGCAGGTCGATGTATTAAAAGCTACTCCTACAACAGGATTAGCTACAGGTCCAGTCGAAGAAGACGAAGGAAGCTTTTGGGATTTCTTACCTTTCGTAGGCAAAGCTCAAGGCGGAAGGATTGGTTACCGAACAGCAGGACCTGTTTTTGGCCACGACGAACCTAGCGAACCTATCTTAGACTTTATGCAAGACCAAGGTGTTCCTTTTAGTGAACAGGTAGAAGGCGAAGAAGGCATTCTAGAACAACTGGTTGCTAAATATATAGAAGCAGGATTCCCTCCTGATCAAGCTGAAGCAATGGCGATGAAAGAATTTCAACAAATGGCTATGGGATCCGAACAAGACCAAGGCATAGCGAGTCTAGTATAATGGCTAAAAAAGTTCCAGTACCTAAAGTTAAAACTAGAAAACTAAGTCTTGGGGATAAATTCTGGGGAGGGATAGCAGGTCTCTCTACTTTGATTAAGCATCCAAATTTATATAGAAGTTTATCCGAAGGTAGTGAGTTAGGGGCACGTAAACTAGCTAGATTAAAAGCTGCCAGGATAGCTAAATATGGCAAATGGGGAGCGAAAGGAGTCGGCGGAGTCAGCGGCCTTCTTAATCCTTGGACCGCTGTTCCGTTTGCATTAGGATATGGAGCAAAGCATGCTGTTGGCAGCGCTTTGGAGGGTTATAAGAATCAAGACGTAGAGGATACAGGCTCCGGCCCCTTATGGCTTTTCGATAATAGAGGAATCAGCGAGGAAGGAGCTGAAAGATTATTACAAGAACGTTTAGCAAGGGAAAAATTAGCACGTGCCAGCGCAGCCAAGCGAGGTGAACTTGCTTGGATGGATGATCCTAATTTCGACTTTTGGGGAGGCGGCTTAAAGGCATCCAAGCTAGCTGACTACCCTGAACTTGCAGAAAAATATGATATGAACGAAGGAGGCATCGCAAGGTTATTATAATGGCAAAAATTGTTCAAGCATTAACGCGTGCAAGTAAAGAATACGATCCGATAACTTTTCAATCTTTAGTTAGAGATCTAGACGCCGTGATTAATAAACTCAACACTTCCTTTCAACAAGAACTTAAACAAGAGGTAGACGCTCAAGCGTTCTTTATTGAATAATGGCAGTTATCAATCAGTATAAAATGTATGGAGTCACGAGTACGTCCGCTGAAGGACCCATTAAGTTCTTTGGTACGACGACGATTAGCGGAGTGGCTACTCAAAACCCTTTAATTAATGAAACGTATATTGTGAAATCGCTACATGTCACCAATAAATCAGGATCGAATACACCTACGATTACCATTACGAACAATGGTTTTCAGGTGATTAATACTCAAACGTTAAGCACGTCAGCCAGCGTAGAGATTTTAACGAATCCCATGGTGGTCGAAGGGAATACGGTTCTATCCTATACGACAGCTGGAACGGTTAGTGGGGGCGTAGACATCACGATTAGTTATTTGAACATTAAAAAAGAGGTTACGGTATAGATGCTGAAGCTTGATTTGTTCGGTAAAACAAAGTAGGTTCAAAATTTAGGCAACATTATGACAAAACCACATAGACAACGATACGGATTAGGAAGCTTCATTAAGAAAGCAGTCAAAAAAATAGGACGAGGAGCTAAAAAAGTATGGAAAAGTCCCTTAGGAAAAGCGGCTTTAATCGGTGGTGGTCTATGGGGTCTCAATAAGTATGGTCTAGGCGCCGGTAAAATGGGTCAAGGCTGGTGGAGCAAGGGTCTGGGTAGATTAGGAATAGGATCTGCTGCTAATATGCCAGCTCATTTGACCAAAGGTATGGGTGGAACTGAAGCAGGAGGAACAGGCATCTTAGGCGGTGCATGGGACTGGATTAAAAAGAATCCAGGTAAAGCAGCCTTCATAGGCGGAGGTGCTGGGTTAACAGCTCTTCCTTTTTTAGGAGGCGATGATGAAGAAGACGTCGTAGAAGAAGCATGGGATGTTACACCTTCAAGTATTGCTAACATTAGACAAATGGCAAAAGACAGACATCCAAGTTTAGCTTTTCTACCGCCAGCAGAATCCGTGATGTCAGGATATTATGGATCCAAAGATGGTGGAATCGTTGGCTTAGCTAACGGTGGACAGCCAGCTGAAGCTCAAGCAGAACAAATGTTAAAAATGGAATATCAAAAGTATCGTAACCAAGGGGGCACGATGTCTTATCAACAATTTAAAATGGCAGTCTTACAACAAGCTCAAGGTCAAGGACCCATGGCTCAGGGACAAGCACCTCAAGGTTTTGCAAATGGAGAACTCGTAACCGATGAATCAATGGTCGAAGAGACACCCACAGGAATGATGGAAGAAAATGTTGAAGAGGTTCAAGGCGAACCAACACGTGAACAAATGGAGGCTCTCGCTATGGAAATTTTCCAATTACGATTAGAAGAATTAGATGAAGAACAAT